ATCACAGAATATTTTGCAGTACTGCACGGAGGCGATGCTGGAGACATAGCCATGCGGACACTTCTGAGGATGGCAACATCATCGGGAGCCAATCTTGCCGAGGCCGCGCGGATGGAATTAGGCGAAGAAAGTTTGGAATATCTAGCAACGCAAATGAGCAATAGCCAGCCTCCGAAGGCCATCGAATATCGAATGAATGGAAACTTTCACAAAGTTATTAAAAGGAGTTGGCAATGAGTAGACAAAAAGAGCCAGAGGTCGTGACGAAGTGGCGTGATCTAGTTAAAGCTGGGCCGCCAAAGTGCTGTTACACCTGCGATAACTATGCAAATCACAGCTTCTGCACAAGGTTCGAAGAAAAGGTTCCTGAAGATTTTGCAGAATCAATTGATCAATGCGTGGATTGGGTTTGGGAGCTGCCATTTTGACAAAGAACGAACAACGCAAATTTCAAAAGCTTGAGCGATTGCTTGAAGCTGAGAGAGAAAGAGCAGAAAAAGCGTGGGCAGCATACAGAGACACTCTTTATGAACTTGTAGATATAAAAATGCGTCTTGAAGCTGTACAGAGAGCACTTGATGAAAAATTTGAGGACGACAAATGAAAACAGAACACGAAGAACAGCGAGAGTTTGTCCACTGGTTTCGACAGTCTTGGCCAGATGTGCGAATTTTTGCAATCCCAAATGGTGGAGCGCGTAGCAAAGCAACAGCAGGAAGATTGAAAGCGGAAGGCGTCGTTTCTGGTGTGCCTGATCTTTTCATACCTGAATGGCGCATGTGGGTCGAAATGAAGCGCATAAAAGGCGGCAGCCTCAGCCAAGAACAGAAAGACTGGATCGAATACTTAAAAAGCTGTGGTTATCAGTGCATTGTCTGCAAAGGAGCAGATGAGGCAAAACAAAAAATTACGGAAGCATCAAAGCAGATTTATACATAAACGTTTGATGTAATTTTTCTGATCTTCTATCTTTGTTTAACTAGTGAGGAGTTTAATGGGTACTACAAGAGTTAGCGCATTAACATTTGCAATCATGCTTGAATGCTTGATGCAAAAAGAAGGCGTTACATGCAAAGAAATTGTCGAAGAAACCGGATTGCACTACACGACTGTCCTGGCTTACACGAAAATGCTATGGAAAAGAAAAACTATACACATAGCAGGATGGTGTGAAGATTCGAGAGGTAGAAAGCAAAAAAAGCTGTACGCATTCTCATACGGAGCAATAAAGCGCGACGTTAAAAAACCGCCTAAGCGTACAGTTGAAGAAAAAAGAAGGATTGATCGAGATAGATATAGAGCAAAAAGAATGATTGAAATGACAGCCGGGAGAATAGTGTGACACAGCAAAAGTTAGACAACCTACATGTGTATTTTGCAATGGGATTGTTAGATTTTAAGCTAGGAGATATTGTAAGTAAGAAGTCAGGGTCTCAATGGGAGGGAAAGATCGTCGGGTTTTATTCTACGGATTTGACTGTAGCCGGGTACGCTGTTGAAAGTAATTCACATAAGGGATCGGTGCAGATATACCCAGAAACTGCTCTCGAACGTGTAAAAAAGGCAACGGTCATTTGAGCAATTCACATATTAAATTTTCTGATACGGAGTGATTATGGAACTCATAAGAACAATGGAGTTGAGGATCGTGATGCGAGATGTCACTGTCGTTGATCGTGAGTCTAAGCTGTGGAATCACTACACAGTTGAGAAAGTGCCAGTACTTCAGCAGTATTGGAAACCCCCAGAGAAATATGAGGGGGTTGCAAACGGTGAGTGGCGCGATGTTCCTGTTTTTAACGCTGTTGATATTGAGTTGTAATTTTTTTGGTCAAGCTAAATGAGAAGAACACATTGCGTCGACTCGGTTTTGTATGTAAGTGAAAGGACAGAGAATGACAAGAGATGAAATTATCAAAATGTCTCAGAAATCTGGGTTCGACCCGGTGACTGATATTGGATCAAAATTTGAACTGTTTGAATTGTTTGCAAACCTAGTAGCAGAAGCAGAGCGAGAAGCGTGCGCGAAGTTAGCCGCGCAAACAATCTGCGACAGGTTTACACCAATGGGAACAAATAAATATGTCATAAATATTTATGGCACAAGAGCAGCTGAGGCTATCCGAGAGAGGGGGGACAAATGACACACGACAATACCGAGCGATCCATCGGACTGGTTGCAACTGTCAAGGATTCCTTGACAGTTGATCTAGATATCAATTGGTTTGTTATCGCTTAAGTGAGCTTGCAATGCTTGGGGCGATTTTTTCAACGCTACGTCCAACGACATAGCCCCCCAAGCCGAACTCAACGATGCTCCAAAGCTTGATATATTCAGCTTCAGCAAGCCCAGGAGCAGCCCAACCAAACCACCTTGCGACGATTAGCCCGACAAAAACAATCATTGTGAGTGGACGCCAGTTTGCAGCGAGCCAATGCGAGCTGGCGGCTTCTGTGTTGATGATTTTTGCGGCCGCTGATTCAATTTCAGCTTGATGTGCAAGTAACTGCCGCATGGCATAAGCTTCAGCCTTTGCTTTTTCTTTTGGATCAGGAAACAGGCTGGAAACAATCTGGCCAATAATCGGCGCAAGAGCTGGAATAAGTGCGTGCATCATGGGTACTTTCTCCGATCAAGTTCAAAATGCGGGCCATCTTTGAACCGAACCCAATCACCACCCCAGACAATTTGTATTTTGAGTTCGGCAGCTGCTGTTTTCATTGCTTTAGCAATATGATGATAAGACGGCCAATCCCACCTTACCTCATCATCAATCCAGGCTCCGAGGTCAACTGCTTTTGCAAAACCATCTGGGCCTTTTATGTGCCTGCTGTTCAATGTCTGACTAGCTCCAGCATCAAATAAAATCTTTTGACGCTCTGGAGTGCGGACTCCTTCGAGAACAACAAAATCAATTGTTGTAATTTCTATTGCGCGTTGAACAACTTTGACTAGATCAGGATGAACGCCAGATAAACGATCTATAGAACGATTGCTTAATGAGTAGCTCATTTATCTTCCTTTCTATCGAGTTTTTCTTCGATTCTGTCCAGTTTTGCAAAAATTGCTTGGCTCATTCGATCAAATTCTTCACGTCTAACGTATTGACCAGCGACCAGAACTTTAATTTCATTCATCTCATAATTTATATTTCTATCAGCATTCTGAAGCTCTTTTAGACTGTCCCACATAGTTTTCATCCACCATCCCCCGAGCGAACTAAAGACAGTGAATGCAACATTAAATAATTGTTGTTGATCCATAATTTACCTCTTTCTTTGTTAGGCCACAACAGCAAGCTTGCGAACTGTTCCATTGTTATCCTTTACTTGAATATATCCTATTATTGGAACGTCAGACGTTGAAAAAAAACCAGCTCCAAATTTAACAAATGACCCAGTACCCTGCGGTAACAATGCAAGATCGACAATAGCATCTGTCCCAGTTGCTCCGATAATTGCGGGATCGCCGGTCTTACTGCCGGATACATATACTTGATTTACTGTATTTGCCACAGCGCCTTGAATCTGAAACTGTAACCCGTTACCATTGTTGAAGAACTGGTTGGCATTTCCCTTTGCATCAAACCTGATTGGAATGTTTGTAGCTGCTCCGTTCGCACTAATCTGTGGTTGATTGCCGTTATCAACACCACCACCGCGCACTTCAACAAAACTTGTCGCAGATGTCGAATTACCAATTCCGAATTGCAGGCCTTGACCGTTATGAAAATAAACTCCATTAGTCCCTTCAGCATCTAACCGCAAATTTCCAATCGAGGAAGCGACGCGTGCTGATCCTGTCGATGTGTCAAAATAAGCGAATTTGTTTGCAGCGCCAAGTGTGTTATTCGTGTTTGTAGAAATACCGATGATATTTCCATATTCTGTTATTTCTAAACCATATCTTTGGTTGTCGTGCGAAGAACTCCCGAATGCTTCGACTTGACCGCCAGCCCAAGACAAAAACCCGCTTCCAACATTTTGGTAAGATTCACAGTTGTGAATCCGTGCAGTAGAGTTTGATAAAGCAGCAAAACCGGCTTTATAACATCCCATGGCTTTCGCACCTGTCGCCACAAGCGTCGATCCAAACTCGCTTTGAAAGCCAAAACCATAGCCGTTTACTGTATCACTTGCATAATTCGACACTGCGCCATTAGCCACGATAGTTGAACCACAAAAAGCCCATATTCCGACGTCACCCGCGTTCGACACTTGCGCGTCGGGGCAATAAATATATGATCCGTCGCGAGCAGCAATACCGTAGTACCAGTTATTGGTGATGATCTTATTGCCCGTGATTAGAGTAGAACCCTGAGTTGCAAGGATAGCAGTCCAATTGTTAGCTAAAGTAGCTTTGGTCGGCAGGTCAATAGTCATACCATCGATAAAACCGAGAGTATTACCAGCGGTCACATAAAACATGTCGAACGTCGGCCCGGTCGGGCCACGGATAATGACACTGCTTGGGCTGGCTTGGTTCCCGATAATTCGGATATTCTCACCGAATGGATGATTGCAATTCTGTCCGCGAGTCCAGTTATATGTCCCATTTGCAATTTTTACTTCTACAGATCCAAGAATTACCCAACCCTTCATGTAGTCAAAAGCCGCTTGCACATCTGCAAACCCTGCTGGCACGTTAAGAGTCACCGTCTGACCAGCAGGAACAACAGTACCAATTGCGTAACCCGTTGCATTAGCAGTTGATGCAATAATCTGGCCATTTTTGTTTTGAATTCGCATTGAATACGAAGATTCGGCGGCAAAAATTTGAGCTGGAGTCCCGGAATTTGAAAGGTATCCTTTAATTGTCCGGATTGGCTGGGCTGCTGGAATTGTCAGAGCAGTGTCCCAGTAAAGGGCTATAGGATTAACCTGAGGATCAAGATTAGCTTGTCCGACCCAGACATAGCCATTTTCTAAAGGTTGACCATCCGCATCAGTAAAAACAGGGTATGGCTGCATAATTGAAAGAGCGCTCATCTTCATTACTCCTTTTTAAAAAAATTATCTTTCGGCTATTTATCGATCAATTATGGAGCTTCGTTCGGCAACGCGTTCAATGCGTCTATAATTCTTGCTTTCGTAGCTCTTTCTTTTTTCAGTTTCACAATTTGTCTAAGGCCTGTTGCGACGGGAATAGGAAGGCCAGTTAACATACCAGTTAAGCCAAGTTCTGTCATTGTCGCAAGCAATGTTCCAGCTGTCCCAGACGTGTTTATAAGTGTCCCAGGGGGAGCTGTAACAACATCAATCAGAATTGCGTTAAGGTCTCTTATTGTTTGAGCATTTTTCTTTCCAAAAATTACATCAAGACGACCATTTTCATCAAGAGCTCTTACTGTTCTGTGCATCTGCGCTGGTGAAACAATCGGCCGATCCATGGAGTCTCTACCAAGTCCTTTAGTTGACTCATCTCTAATATACCTGATTGTAGCCCCTTGTAGTTCTTTCCATGCTTGCTTTCCATCATTTCCAGACGTATTTAGAACTCTTTTTAAAAATGTAATTTCTTCAGGTGAAGCGTCAGAAATTGACTTTTTAAAAACTTTATCCGCGGCAACCATCGGATCATCCATTTTTTTTCTATTTTGAACAAGCCTAGCAACGATTGCTCTATTCTCATATTTTCGAGCTTGTTGAGTTCTTAAGCTCCTAACTTTTTTATATAAATCCCCCCCGAGGCCATCGGTTTCGGCATCAAAAATTAATTTGAGTTGAAGGCCATGAAAAGCGTCTGCTTTCTCAAATCCAGCGTTGTTAAATGTTTTTCTTAAGCTTTCCGCATTTTTTAACGTAGTCTGAACTGGAACAAGGTTGCCATCTTGATCAAGTGAAGCAGCGCCAACTGCAAGGGCTTTCTTTTTTGCTGCACTCAGGACTGGTGCTAAATCTGCTTCAGGCAAATTTTCATTGATATATTTGATGACAGAATTTAAATTTACTCCCGTCTCTAATTCTCCGGCTCTATCAGCATCCGCATATGCAAGGCGTACTTTTGTCTTTGATTTTGCAAGACCAGATGACAAAGCTTTTGTTACTTTATTTCCTGTTGACGCAATATCAGTGATTTGTGCGTCTGTCATGTCTAGCAGAGCATCAAAATTTTGCAATGTCTGCAGATTGTTTTCTTCTGCTCTTTGACGCAATGGCCCACCCAGGGCGCTTTTTATCTGCTCTTTTTCAAAAGCAAGTTGTTGAGCTTCTCTTGTTGCTGCACCCTTTGTTAATGTTATAGGAACCGGCAAACTAGAGGCTTTTTCAACCCGTCTCAGAGCTGGATCTGTTGCAGCAGCTCCGACCGATTGTGGCCTTGGAGCGTTTGCCGATTCTGGAGCTGATCCGGTTAGCATTGAAACTCCAGATCTAACAGCTTGCCCGGCTCTGTTTGCAGCTTCTCTGGCAACAGGAACAGCAGCTCTTGCTGCTGCTTCAACAGGAAGTGCGGCCATTCGGGCTGATGTTGAAATCTGGCCAGGTTGGCCTCCGAGCATCGGAATGAATGGCGGAAGAACTTGGGAAAGAACCTCAGCGGCTCCCCTAGTTGCTTCTTGCCCAGCTTCAGTGCGCGGGGCATAAGTCAATGCTTCAGACGCTTTAGAGGCTTCTTCTTCAACCATTCTCACGGCTTCTGGCGTCCCGAAACTTCCGTCAAGAATAGATTGTGCAATCCCCTTGACTGCACCTATGGGTGCCGCAACAGCGCTTCCGATTAAGCCGGTGGCTAAAGCAGCGCCAGCCTCACCTGCACCGATAAGCTTTTCAGAAATAGTTTGCTCTGGTTTTTCCTCCCATATCACTGGGGTTCCAGGAATCAAGTTCGCAGGGTCTTTCCTGGCTCTTGATATGACAGCGGCCAATTTTCTGGCCGCGTCGGTATCGCCAGCTTTGTCAGCGTTAATCAGTGCCACCTCTAATTCTTTAAGAGTTGCCATAATCACCTGCCATATTTTTTAAGAATATCATCAACTTCTTGTGAGCTTGGTTGGACGTTTGGAGTATCTGGCCGAGATTCTGGAAGGCCGTATTTATCAAAAGCAATTTTTCTCGCTTTCAAAGTCAGTCTTTGTACTTCTTGCAAGTTCTTGTAAATTTGATCAGGAGATTGTCTAAGTGATAGTGCTTGCAGAGATGTTCTTAAAGTTTCAAGGTCGGCATTTGACAATGCGCCTTTCATCTCTTCGATTCTAGACATCGTTATCTGACTACCTAAAGTCTTGAATGACTCTTCGATATTGGCAACGTCTGGCTGGAGTGTGATTATTCTTTCGTCCAGTGGGCCAACAGCAGCCCTGAAAGCTGATGAAAATATCGGGTTGCCTTTTTTATCTTTGCCTTGAACAATATTTTGCATCAAGCCATCAACTGTATTTAACAAATTATCTGATTGCATTGCCGTCTTAGTTGCTTCTGCAGCTTTATCTCTTACAGTTTGATCTCTTTTGTCTTGTAAATCCATAAGTTTCAAACGTAATTCAGATCGTTTTAATTCATTTCCTTCTCTTGCAATGGCAGCATTTGTTGACGCAATCGCCACATTTTGCCTAGCAACTTGAATGTCAGACTGTATCTTTTTTATATCCCATCCAGTTTTCTCGAGTTCTCGCACCGCTTTTGATTCTGCAAACTTTGCAGCAACAGCGGCCTGTTGTGCTTCTGATTTTTCTTTAGATATTTTTGCATCAGCACTTTTTCTGATGATTTCTGCTTCTACTTGTTTTTGTTCTGCTTCTGCTTGTTTTGTTTGTAGTGTCGTAGATTGAAGAGCTGCGGCCCGCTGTTCTTCACCCGCAATCTTTACAGCCTCCAGCATTTCTTTACCGCCCGGCGTTGTTGCTAATAGCCTGTTTATTGCTGTCGATGCAACCTGAGGATTCATCTGCATTATCTTAGACCACGCATCGAGCGCATTGGCTTGTTTCTCGTCACCAGAATTTCTGAATGCGTCTCTACGTGAATTGATAAGACTAATAGCGGCGTCAGTATTCCCGGCTTCAATTGCTGAAATAGCTTGAGCACCAAGAGTCAAATTTGCTTTGTTATTTTGCGATTCTTGTGCTGCTATTTGATCTTGCTGAGCTTTGATAGCCTGAGCTTGTTGCTTGGCTCGAATGTCAGCGATTGTTGCTCCAATTTGCATGCCTCCCAGTGCAGCTTCAAAGGGTGTTTGGACATTTAAGTTATAATTGATGGGTTGAACCATGATGCTGACGTCCTTATTGTTTTAGCCAAAGATGCTTCCAAACCCAGGTTGAGCAACCTTTGCACCGTACTGCATGCCTAAAAACTGCGCGGGCATGTTAAACAGTCCCGCCATTGCTCTGCCTCTTTCCATCTCTGCACCGGCCCGAGCGGCCCCTTGTTGCCCCAGCAAACCAGCTATATCAGCGCCAGTGCGTAGTCCAGCCGCAGCCGTGTTTGCTGCCGATGCTTGACCCATCTGCGCAATATTCTGCTGAGTAGTTTGGCCAAGCGCGGTCAGGCCGCCGAGTCGCCCATATTGATTTTCAATTTCTGCTTGCAACATCTGCGGACGAAACTGAGCCAGCGCGGCTTGCATATTTCCCCCACGCAACCCGCCAGTGGCCGAAGCACGCTGCAGGAGCGCCTCTTCACCAGCGCGCACTTGCGCCTGGTAGCCAGCGCCACTTTCAATGCCAGAGATCGCCGCCTGTTGTGCCTCTTGTCCGCGCAACCCAAGCAACGCTTGCTGTTGTTCTAAAGCCGGAACGCCAGCCGCGGCGTATGGCTGCAAGCCGGCGAGGGAGCCAGTTCCCGCATTAATGTACGGCTTAAGAATTTCTTGAATGGCGTTGAATTGACGGCGCTGTTCTGCAATCCCCGCATCACTGGCGTTGATTTGTGCTTCAGCTGCATCAGACGCAGAATCAGAAGCCATCATGCCACTGACCAGCTGGCTTCCTCCAACGACTAAAGCAGAAATGGGGTCAGGCATTATTAAACTCCCTCAAATAATCTTCAAGTTTTTCACCGTAGAGCGACATAACTAAATTTGCATTGTCTGTAGCATACTTTGTGCCATTACAAAGTGCAACCACAAGCATCACAACATCGTAATACCCAGCGCGCCAAACATAAGAGCGCGCATCAGCTTTGCCAGAGCGTTCTGCTTTGTCAGATCCCTGCCATTTCAATACCATTGTTGCTATGACTGGCGCAAGAGTTATTGAATTAGTAATCCAGAAGCTGTTCTGATTCATTCCAATTAAAGTATTCCAGATTACTGCGTTCAAGTCTTCTCGATCAATAGGGTCGCCGTCTGCTACATCATCAAAAAGCTGAATAGCGCCCCAAAGCATGATCAGCCACTCGCAGGCAGGATCAGGAAGAGATAAAACATTTTTTAAGTTCGCATGCAGCAATTTCGAATTTTCCATGATCAATCATCTTCAAATTCGCGTTCTTCCCATGCTTGGCATGATCGCAGGTCGTGGCATATAAAGTCAAATTTCTTACAATGACCACGGAAGCCGGCAGCTATGTCCCATTCGTTCCATGGTATTTTATCCATTTTTATTTGAGCTAGGATAGAATTATCATAATATTCACAGTTTGAGCATCGTCGCCGCCTGGCCTCGGGTTCATCAGTTTGCATGGCTTTGCTAAGCGCAAGCCAGTATTGCTTATTTGCTCCACGTTCGTTAGTTGGCTTTTCAGGCCCTAGCATCCATTTATCAATAACCACCTGAGTGTTTTTCTTGTTCTCTGCTGCTGTGATAAATGGCTCTTCAACCGGAAGTCCACTAAAGCGAGAGAAGAAAATCTTGGGTCTATTTGCGCCTTCCATGTTACTTTTCCTTATGTGATTTCTCGGCCAGAAATGCGCAGACTCAGAGCTGTAGCATTGCTTGCAATTGTGCTAATAAATGCCCCTGGTTCCAGCTCGTGACCGATCAATTCAGGACAAAGATAAGTTTCTCCGGGCACAACTGTTCTGTTATTGATGATCAAGTTGGAATTGTTAGCAGTCCCACCGAGTTGGATCAAGTTAACGCTAAACGTCCGATTTACTGTGTCCGTGTTTGTCACAGTGGCTTTATCTATCAGCGCTTTGGCCGCTGTTGCAACATACTGCGTAGTTTGTGTTGCTTCCATTTGTTTTGGTGCAACTAAGGTTTTTACGGTTACTGTCATTTATTGGACTCCTTGTATATTCGACACTGTGAGAATAATAGACGGAATGCCGGGATAGGGTGATACGGCTCCAGAGGAAAGCAACTGAACTCCAAGATCACTCACACTAAACATTATCTCAATGTAATCTCCAGACTTCAAATTGAAAAATAAATTCAGCGCAACAAAAACTTCTGCATTGTTTCCTTGTATCCTAACTTGGCTTGCTGAATATGTAACATCAACTCCGTTAATACGAAACCATATGTAAAACGTCTCTGCCGTTGAAACTGTAGAATCAAGTTGTACAGAAATCTGAAAATTGTATATTCCTTCAGTGTCTACGTATATTCTAGATGTTGGCGTTCCTCTATAAACTCCATTGCTAATGTCTGTGGTGTTGAATGTGATCGCTGTTGCCGTGTTGATAATTGCAGCTGATTGAGTTGTGGTATCGTAAAATGAACCGTATCGGGTTCTCTTAAACTCGCGAGCTCGCGGCAGCATTTGTAAACCTTCTACCGCTTCAGCTAGTCTTGCAAGCAATGCCAGAGCCTGATTTGCTTTGTATTCTGTTGAAGATATGCTAACCGCTATTTCTTGGCCCAAAAGTTCGGATTGAATTTGCGCTTGATTTGCTTTGCTTTCTATTGAAGCAACGCTTGATGCTACCTCTTGGCCCAAAAGTGCGAATTGAATTTGCGCTTGATTTGCTTTGCTTTCTATTGAAGCAACGCTTGTTGCTACCTCTTGGGCCAAGGCTGCAATTTGATCCAGTGCCTGTGTTACTTTTATATCATTAATGGAACACCCAATAGCCAGTTCTTGAGCGATAGAAGAAATCTGCCCAATTGCTTGAATGGCTGTTGCTTGCGCGGTACCTGCATCAATCTTAACTTCATTAACAACATCCGGCGCTATCGAAGATGTAATTGCAAACAAATTTTCAAACTGCTTTATCTGCTCGTGATCTTTCAAAAAAGATGCAAGCTGATCGCGAGTTAACCCGAGGGGAGGAGTGCGCGAGCCAATAGCCATATCAATTCACCAGACCTTCAATTTGCGCCTCAAGACGTGCGAATGACAAGTGAGAATCACTGTCGCCACGGAAGCGCTGAATACGCCATTGCCTCATGTTTCCTTGCTGAAACCAAGCCAATCTCTTTTTAGTGTTTCCGATTGCACCAATCCTCAGCGGCCTATCTTGACTCCATGATACACCGTCGAGACTGTAGCTTGTTGTGATTATCGGATCGATACCTAAGGCAACGCGACCCGTCAGTGTGACAAGCTCAAGTCTATGAAATACAGCCCCATTACCCTCATTATAAGCAATGAGCGTTCCAAACTCCCATCGTACTTTCTGCCCCCAGTGCGTGCTTATATTATCTACTAGATAACCGATATTATTTGACTGAGGATCACCAACCAGCCACTTGTCATAAGCCCAGACGAAATTGCGAGCGCGATACTGTGCAAATCCGACGATCGAAGAAGTTAATGTGAACCAGATTTGAGACCCAAGTTCTTGAGAAGCAGCGCTATCGTAAACAAGCGTTCTATCTGGAAGATGCACATAAAGATAATTATGAGATTTGTCATTGCGAGATTCAATCTTTACATTAGAAAGATCCCTCTCTGTGTACTGCATCAAAATCTCGTCTATCTCTTGCGTGCTAATCTTCGTAGCTGTTGCGTTTGCTCCTATGTAAATTCCTGGCTGCTCATTGCGTCCACCACCTAAAAACGCCAAAGCTTCCATAAATACGCAACAAGCAAATGTTCCGACCGCCCCTTTAGTAATCTGAGCGCCATCGATACGCTGGAAAGGAAATAACTCACCGCCAACGTTGTCGAATACTTCGATGGTATTTCGATTCAGAGCATAGACTTCATTGCGCAGCTTGATTAGTGCAACCACCGGATCAGGGTCAACTTCTGAGCTTCCATATTTCAACGGATTGACCTGCGTCGGGTCTGATAGTTCAGTCACAACTAAACTGGTTCCGTCGGTGGTCATAAAATAACCATCTACCCAGACAACATCAACTACATTTCCTAAGTCAGGATCAGTGACTTGCACCAGTCCGATCGTTGGCGACCAATAGTAAAGCCTGCCCCCAGATGCAATGGCAAGTCGGTCAAAGCTATAATCAATTGATACTAAAGAAGCGCTATCCCCTCCGACATTTCCCAGAATATCAATGCTTCCAGAATTTAAAATTCTCACAAGTGATGTTCCGATCACTCGATAACAGATTCCGTTCCAGTTAATTCCCCCGCGATCACTTCCTCCGGGCCCGCTTCCGTTTGCAACAATTCCACTGCTCGGCCTTAAGTAGCCTGAGCTGATTCCGCTATTCTTTGGAACCGGAACTAGATTAACCGGGTAAGATGTGCGGAAGTCTGGGCCGTTATCAGTGTAAATTCCATTAAGAATTGGGATTTGCATTTTAATGTCACCACTTAACGCGATCGGCCCAATATGCTGCGCTCATCTTTCCCTTTGCGATGTTTTCAGCATGACGAGACTTGAAAGATTCTCGACGGGCTTTATCAGCTTTTGATTCTCCCTCACGCTTGGGCGAACCAGACACCCCCTGCTGGCCGAACCTAATCATTTTGATTTGATCGCCAGATTTGGCAACAACTACATGAGATTTGGTCGGATGGCTAGGGGTGCGCTTTGGCTTGTTATAGCCTTCAACGCCTGCGCGCTCAAGCCTTGTGTCTTTCTTGGTAGCCATATAATCAAGAAATCCGATACCAAGAGTTTGTGGCCTGAACAAATCGCATCCTAAAGAACGCATTGGCGGCCAGCGTTGTCGGTGCGCCAAACGCTGATGATGCCCCATTTAGCGCTAGAGTAAACGTCGTGATAATCTGCGTTGAAGTGATTAATACTTCAGTGCCGTTGGGAGTTTGCGTGTTCAGAGGAAGTGTTATCGTTCCAGTGGCCAGCGTGCCTGTTGGTTGGATAAGCATCCACTGCTGGGCCGCCACAGGCGTTGGCACAGCCAGGTTAAAGCCAGTGCCAGGCGTATAGACGTTGGTGGCTAGAGTGGGAGATGCAAACGTCTGTTCAAAGTAATCTAGCAGCGTTCCAATTGAGACCCTTCGAGCATCTCCATTGGTTGGGCTATATACTGGCAATTGCTCGCCAGAGGAAACGCTAGACATCAATGCCAATTGATTTATCTGAGCCATTTTGATTCCTTAATTGAATTCTAAAGGCCCATCTGGGCCAACTGTCACTTGATCGATGGGCGGCCTCAAAAATGGGTTGTCATAACTTCTCCATGGTTTATTCCCAGCCCCCGAAGGCATTGTTCCAGGTAATTGCTGCTGTGGCGGAATAGTTGCCCTCTGCAATAATACGTCATAGCCTTGTTTTGCAGTTGTTTTTGTTTCTATTGCTACTTGCTTTCCGTAGCTAGGTGCCAGCCTGATGCCAAGGTTGCAGATGATTGCTTCATAAGCAGAATCTGGCACGTTGGTTTCTTCGTCGATGCTACCATCCTGTGGGCTTGACGGGATCGGGTAGCCAAGTCTAATACCCTTCCCGTTCCAGTCCGCCATCATTGCATCAAGCCTTCTTCGTGCAGACTCAAGTTGATCGGGTTGCAAGTCAAACGCATATGAAGCAATCCCGATTTCTTCGAGTGCAGCGGTAACAAACTGGCGTTTTGTGTAACTCATTTATAAATTAATCGTGAGCTTTGATCATGACATAACCGGCGGTAACGCCAACACCAGCAGTAGAAACTCTTGCTCTCAGGGCCGCAGCATTGATGTCTGGCACAGTCACTTGCACCGTCGATGAAGCCACCGCAGTTAATGGCGTTCCGATGGCGTACCACGTCAGACCGAAGTCGTCGCTGCCCTCTAATTGCAGGGCTGGCGCCGTGGTCGTGATCGCACCCACGTTGATGATTAACTGCGTGGCGTTGCCGCAATCTCTAGCAAGCAAAATTGGCGTTGTGCTATCTAAAGTTCCTAGTGCAATAGTACGATCAATCAATTGTCTCTGAGGAAGTGCCGGATAATTGCTTTGTAAACGATTTATAGAACGAGTAAAACTCGGAGTAGTTCCGCCGACAGTTTGAACGTATCGAATACGATTACCGATAAACGGAATCATTGGACTTCGATAAATTCCAGCCACAGTTATTCTCGGAAAGTCATAAACTTTATACCAGTTCACTCCGGAATCGTCTGACTCTTCAACAGTAATATCAAGCGTTGGATTTGTTCCAGTTACCGCTGTTACTGGTATATTTACTTGATAAGAGATTCCGACATATTGAGCTAAGGCAGAGACTGTGGCATTAGATGTTAAACTTGAGGATAAAACATCACGAGATATATAATTTGATCCACTGTTTGAGTAAAAAACTTCAGAAAACGTTCCATTGCCTAGATCAATGTTAAGCCTATTTACCTGATCACGGCTTTTGATAATGTCTGGCATTTTGATCCTTTAATTGATTGTCTCAAGCGTAGAAAAATTTATTTTTTCAAGTAAAGTTTGATCACTCCACTTGCTGCTAACTTTAATACCTAATTCTGATGCTTTTTGCTCCAATTCTGCGCGTGTCGGTGCAGAATTATTTTCAACTTCATTTGTAATATCGATATTAAGCGCAGTCAAAAAAGTATCAAACCATCCGTCTTGAAGTTTTTGATGCAATTCATCGACATAAACGCCAGAGCATTCATAAGTCTTGCCTGGCGGCCCAAAGTGCGGGCCAGGGCTGCGATAGATTGCAATTTTCTCTTTTTCCATTTTTATTAAACTGACATTCAAAGAATATAAAAAATTTAGCGGATCAACAACAACAAACAACGTTGACCGCTTTATTAAATTATTACGATAAGCGATAAGTCACAAAAGTAGCAGCGGCAGTTTTTGTCGTTCTAAATCGACCAGTGCTGCTTAATGCTACTGTCATATTCCCAACGACAGTATGACCAGAGGCGGCGGCTGCAACAGTAAAAGCATTGGTTGCTCCGGTATTGATCACGCTGAAATCTACAGAATCACCAATTGCAAAACTGCTTGAAGCATCCATCACAGCGCCTGTTGCGAGCGTGCCAGTTACTGCAGCTGCTGTGGTCGATGTTATGATGCCGCTTGCAATCAACGCAAAAGTGATAGTTCCCGTAGCATTCAGGGTTCCGGGAGTCGGTTGAACTTGATAAGACAATCGATTCTGAATAACAGCTGGAGAAGAACCAATTTCGTAGAAAGTTTGAACTCCACCGCTTGCTTCTACTTGAACAGTAGTTGCAGTGGTAAACGGCCCGAAAACAACTTGTCCATTATTGACAGTGCCCAATAGAACGGGCTGATCAGGATAATTCGGAGATGTAGAAATTCTGCTAACGGTTGCCTGCCCTTGGCAGAAAACTGCAATCGATCCGCTGGCTGGAATTTGAACAACTGCAAGCCCTTGGGGTTGAACAAAAAATGACATTTTATGATCTCCAAATTAAGTTTGACCAAACATGATAATTCCTGACATTTGGGGTTGTTTGTTGACAACACCAAATAGAGTATCAACACGGTATTTGATTTTCATCGTATTGATGTCATATTGCTTAGTCATCACAAGCTCAATGCCCTGATCTGTGCTTGCTCTAATAACAGCAACACCAGCGTCAGATGGCACAACATACTTTCCTGGCAAAATCTCTAAAGCATCTTTTTGCCAGAAAGGATTCATCGCAGCTGAAACAGTGTTCAAGAACACAATCGGAGCTGTGGCCGATGTAGTGGGAATCGTCACGTTCTGATATTGAGCTTCTGAATCGCTTCCGCCTTGGCCCGAAATAATGGGCGGAGAAATAACCAAAGTGGTTGAGCTTGGGACAGAAATTACTCGGAAAGTTTTCAGAACGCCCGTGCTTTGTTTGGTAATTTGATGAACAGCAAAGACATTGCCGATCGTGAACGCATCACCAGCAGCCACGTTAGTAGTGCTTGAAACGGTAATGGTTTGGAATCGGTTATCGATATTCGCAGCTTCACCAGTTACCGCGACAGTTTGCGCACGAGGTACCCAGAAGTTATTTGCTGCTGGTAAAGTGCTGACAGTCAAACCAGCGCCGCCAGCGGCTGCGGTTTTGCGAACAGAATAATCTAATTTGAAAGTTTCAAAGCTTGAAACACGTCCAACATACGCCTGACGGTATGCAGTATCAGAAATTTCATTGCCAAAACTTCGAGTACTCTTCGCCAAGTCTGAGGCCATTCCGTTATAGTCACGGGTAGATAACGCCAGATAGCGGTCAAAAGCTGGAATTCCCTGTTCATTCATGACTGCTTCAATTTCTGCCGCGTCATCAAAACCCGATGCGGCGCCAGTCCTTTTAACAAACAAGGTACCCTGCGATGTTGCAACGTTCATTACAGCGACGTTAATATCACTCGCGAGTCTTTGCTTGGCAGAATCACCAAGCCGCTTTTCTTGCAATGCGTCACGCAATTCAGTTGCCGTCATCGTCCAAGGTACTGATCGAGAAAAACCAATCGTTGCTGGTACACTTAACTGTGTGTAATCGTCGAAATTGGTCGTCATATCAGTGCCTGAATAAGACACTGCGATATTCGGCTGAGGACGCCAGATCACATTATTCGTGCGCTCCATCATCGTTTGTTCGGTGTTATATACCGCAACGTTCTTGCTCAAAACAAGAGCATCTTGAAAGCCCTCGAGCAAGTCTTCGAACGCTACACGCTCTTCTTTAGAAAAAATATTTGCCATGATTGTGGCTCCTTTAAAAAATTACTTTGATGTTTGTTTCTGCCGTTTGTACTGTAGAACTTTTGTATAGTTTCCAGTCTTTTCAGCTTCAACTCGCAGTCTTTCAAGTGTTGAATCAACTGAACCAGAGGAACGCCCTGTACCTTGTATGACGCGCTCTGGAGCGGGTGCTGCTTTTCGGTTTGTCACTTTCAATTCTTTCTCCAGTCTTGCAACTGCAAAAGCAAATTGAACCGGGTCAGTTATTTTCGAGAGATCAGAAGATTTTTTCGGGTTCTTCCCCAGCGCATAAACTAACAACGCTGGATTTTCAGACCCTTGCAATATAATTCCCTGCTGCGTTACGCTAAATAATTCTTGAGCGACAGCTTCAGCGTCTTCATAATCTCGAACTTTAAGTTCGGCTTTAGCTTTGCTGTAGCCATCCAGCTTGTCTTGCCATAATTTCTGCTGCGCTTGCTCGCTCTGTCTGACTCTCTCAGTCTCAAGATCGAGCTGTCGCTTGCGCTCATGCCAAGAGTCTATTGCTTGCTCAAATTTTTCAGTGTCATAATCGTGATCTTCCAGCCTTGGCTTCGCGCCTAATTGCACTGGCTTGGTCTCAGGTGCAGATGTCGCAAGTTTGGCCTCAAGTTCACGAATTCTTCGTTCTTTCTCTCGATTTGATTTTCGTAACTCTTTAACCCACCCCGGAGCAGAAACGGGAGGGCTTTCTTCTTCTGACCCGCCTATTGAAACAATAACTTCTTCATCATGCTCTTCCGTCGATTGATTATCTGATTCAACAGAATTCTGGCGATCAGCAGAATCACTCTCGCTGACTTCACTACCAGAATTTTCCTGCTCATCCTCAATAATCATTTCGTCGTTTTCTTCTGCATGTTGTTCAGTTAAATTCATCTTTGATTCCTTCTAACTCACTCAATTTGATGGCTGAGCGGTTGCCATTTATTGCATTCTTAACTATTCTCAATTATTTTGCAAGAGGCTGCACTTCTTGTCCCATAATAGCTTTCTGGGTTGATTCCATAGCTGTCATTGCAATATTCTGTTCCTGCACGCCAGTTTTTGCGAGTGTCTCAGCAGTTCGTGCTCGAGACAATCCAGCATCGGCCACAGTTTTAACAGTATCTGCCCGGGCCTTTGCAGCTTTTGCCATTGCTTCTTCAGCAGCAGCTTGCAAGAAAATCTCATTCGGGTCTTGTTTCTTACCTTGCATTTCAATTGTCATTTGCGCTTTTTCTTCATCGGTTGGTTTAACAACGCCCATGCGAACAAGTTTACTTCTGAAATAGTCTCGCACTTCGCTAATACCGTCACCCTCCATATTCATCATTGCCATTGCCTGCAATACTTGTTTTGTTTCTGGATCATCACTGATTGACATCATTCCGGTAAGCTCACGAACAGTTGAAGCTCGCTTACTAGAGCTCGATGGGCCGACATCAACAGTTACATCAAATTTGGCATTTCCGATATTATTCTCAGTGACTACTTCGCCGTTTTCGCTAATCATCGGGCGCATGAGTTCAATGATTTTTACTTTTTCATCAGCTCCAATTGATTTCATTTTCCGGCCTTCTTCGACGTAGACATCACGCGCCATCGATAGCCATATTTCGCCGCATCGCTTCATGCCTTTTGCAAAATTCGACATATATATAAACGTCTGCATGTCAAGGCGCGTCTGAATCATCTCTACTGCTTTGCCAGAGATGTTTGAAACCATCTTATCTGCTTGCTGCGAGCTTCCAAGAATGTCTTGCATGTCTTGTTCAGTGATCTGAAGAAGCGCGGCCATAGCGGGTGGGATTTGCGGGCTCTTTGTGTATGCGACCGGGCCAGCTATTTGCTGGCTCCCATCAGGGCCAGTTATCGGATTAACAAGCAAATATGGGTAATCTTTCAGATTATCTTCAGCCCACATGACCTGGTGGCCAGCAACTTGCTCAGGCAAGAGAATCGGCTTTTCGACGCTGGACAATGCGCTAATCTCGCCCAGCTTGGATAGCTGCATGTTCTTCAATCGCTGCGCATCTTTCGCAAGTCGTACATGACCCATGCAGCGTTCAACATTATCAACAAACCATCTTTTGCCGTAAACAGGCACAATCGGGATGCACTTGCCAGCGATATATCCAGCATCTTCCAAAATCTTGCCGCCGGACATTATATATTTGTGAACGCGAGTTGATTTGACCTTGCGTTGACGTACTTCTTGACTTCCAATTGCTGCAAGCGTTGATTCTAGTTCGGGGTCTGCATCAAAATCGGACTTGCGATAACGCTCTTCTGTTCCGTCAATCGCTCTGAATATCCGAATAGTTTCTGTGACGTCCTCGATCTTGTAATACTCTGCTACATAAACAACGTCGGGTGTACACCAATCGAACTCATGTTGATGAATAATTTTTGGCCAGTCGGTTGGGTCATCTCCCCATTCCTCCTTGTAGCTTGCGCGGGTCATCGATGTAATCACAAAGCAATAACGCGCATCTGACTTGTCTTGTCGCTTTGCGTTCAAGTCGAAGAACACCGAGCTGTCAGCGTCAAAAATAGGCTCAATTCGAATCCGCTGTTTTTCGTTTTCTTCGTCTTCTTCGTCTTCGTAAACTGTACGCAAGCGCCAAGCGCCGAATCCTCCCCCCACCGCTTCTTCAAAGGCATTATCATAAGCTTCGTCAGCTACGCTATCTTTCTCATCAGCAAGATACAGCCCGTCGCAGGTTTCCGCTAGTTTGTCATCGCTTGATTCTTTGCTGACAAAATCAACAGTAATTCTATTGTTTCGATACTCATTGATAATTCTGATAACAGCTAAGTGAACTTTGTTTACTTCGAACCTCGGCTTATTCTCATAAACATCAAGCAGCGGGCCTTCCCACTGACTGCCAGCTAAACTATAAAATCGCCGATCTTGCAAACACTGCAAACGCTCGTCGCGCAATGCAGTTTGAATATCATTAAACTGTTCTAGTGCTTCAGAGTGAAGCTCTGCAAGATATTGTTCTTTAGAAATGCGTGCCACAAATCACCCCTTTTTTCAAGTTTACCATTTATGCACATTTGGAAGCGGAGTGAAGTTTACTGAACGATTTACTAACACAGCCCGCCTTACCCCTTCGCAAGCATAGCGCAGTGCGTCGATGACGTGATTCTTCTTATCTTGCAAAACTGGCAGGATTTTGCCAGTAAGGGGGTCAGTTTTATAGCTATAAAATGTTAATTCATCAATAGTATGCTTGCAGCGCGAATGAACAACGATATCGTAAGATTTCAGCCATTCAACGCCTTCAAGCACTGAATCTTTACCTTTCACAGCCGCCAGCATTTTTGGGAATCCATGCTTGCGCATGTGGCTGATTGTTTCCGGCCTCGAACTATCAGCGACAATTGGCCATTTTTCGGCCTCGGGCACGGTCATGAACAGTTCAGGCGTGTTCATAATCTCGCAGCCAATCATATATGCTTCGTGATCGATGTACAGCGTGCGACCGACAATATGACATCGCACAAGAACGGTCGGATCAGATGCAAAGCCCCAGTCTGCGCCGAGCCTGTGAATCGCGTCTTTCGGTGTCTCAAAGTCCTCGATGCGCCAGTTTGTGAAAACGCGTGACGTGCTGTTGGTGAAGTATTTCCCCCGCCATACGTGCGCATATTTGTCCGGGTCTCGCGCTTTGTCGTACTCCATCTCTGCACGCAGCACTTCGGGAAACCAGGGATTGTCGTCGAAATTGACCTCGATCAAAACTGAGTCAGGGGGTGTCTTATCACCGCGCAATAGCTGGTCAACCGGATCGCTGGCCTGGCTCGGGTTCCAAGTGAACCAGAGCTCTGAGCCAGGCTTGCGAATCGTGGGCCGAAGCAAGTCTAGGCTGCGCTGGCTCAAGCTCTGAGCTTCTTCGACCCAGCAAACGTCCAAACCCTCCATTGATTTGATCGAGTCAGCGGTATGATTCTGCATACCCTGAAAGATGATCAAGCCGTCCCCCTTTTTTGACTTGATAACAGCCTCTTGCACTTCAAAGTAAGCGCCGGCATTAAGCTTTTCAATCTTCAGCTCTAGCAATCGCTTCACAGATTGCGCCAAAGATTTCTGCACCTCGCGCACGCAAACGCTACGCCGCTTCTGATCAATAAGATGTGATTCAATCAGCATCTCTGCGAAGAAATGTGATTTTCCGCTGCCTCGTCCTCCATAAGCGCCTTTATAGCGTGCAGGCTCAAGCAGTGGCAGCGCCCACCCGGGAGTTTGAATTTGTAGAGTTGTCATGCGAACAATTCAATTGTTTCAAAGTTAATCTCTGCAATGCAATGCGGGCTGCTTCAATCATTTGACAATGACGCGCTCAATTTTCTGAATTGCCAAAGGCCGGTCGGGGTCGCCCGTCAGCTCCAGCTTATCGCCATACTTCTTTGGGGCCAGCTTAGAAAGCAACCATTTGCGGGTATCAACTTGCAGTTTATGCTTTTGCACCGCTGCCCAATCTTTTTTGCCATCGGATAGAACTCCGACGTCTGCATCACTGAGCTCCATTACTTCGTTTGCAATGCGCTCGATCAAATCTGCTCTAGCTTGCGCGTATTTTTCAGCGAGGGCAGCGTCAGAATCACACCAGAGATTGAAAGTGCTCTGAGCTACTCCCGCTTTTTCGCATGCTTTGAATGCGCTTAGTCCGGAGCGCATTCCTGATAGTACGAGTTCACAAATTTCATCTTTATTGTGATATTTGCTTTGCCTAGGTTTAGATGATTCTTTTGTCATGATTCTGCCTTTTAAGGTGGCGCAGTCTTGATTGTAAGCATTTTTTGTGTTAGCTGCAAATAATCATCATAGTTTGTGAAATTTTTCACTTTTTTTCATATAAAGCGATTGAATTGGCACTACGTGTAGTGTTAAAGTTAAATCACTGAGCGATATGAATTGTTCAGAAGGCGCAAAACAAAGGAGATGAAGATGAGCAAGATTAAATTAAAAATTTTTGGGGAGGATAAATAATGAAAACTTGCCCGAAATGTTTTTCATCTGGTCGAGTAATAGAGACCAGGTTCAGCAATAAAAAAGGCGGATGTAAAAGACGCCGAATTAAATGTTTCAATTGTGGTTTCAGATGGTCAACCTATGGGTTTGATACTAAAGAGGTTGATCGTATTTTGGACGCTGAGGGACTTCCGACGTATACAGAAGCACTTAAGGTGTTAGAAGCCCTTGCGGTTTCTGGTAGTTCATGCGCAACGATTGATCGCATTGCGATCGTCAAAGCATTCAGGCTTCTGGATCGTTTTAAGTGCCCTTAGAGCGATTATTTTAGCTCTACCCTACCCTTGCCCTCACCTGAGGGCTTTTTTTCGTCTAAGGGCCTTTAAATTCATTCTTCATCATCTGGGCTGTTTTGCATCTTTTCGATGCTCTGAAGCTCAATGAGCTTATCGAGATAGTGCCGGGCTTTTCGCAAATCTTCGATACCGTTTTTTTCTTTCCATCTTGAAACGTATTTTATGATATTTCCTTCGAAATAACCAAGATTATTTTCTGCGATGAAATCCCACGGTTGAATTTTCTTTGTTTTGTAGTGATAGCCGCCGATTTGATTTTCATTTGCGTTATTCATGCGTATTCCTTCAAAATTTTCATCAAGACTGGGGACAGGGGACTGGGGACATGGGACAGGGTGGTGGCATGGGACAGGGAAAAAAAATGCCGCTCGGGGACAGTGGGGACAAAAGACACCCCTACTAAAGTAGGGGGGTGTCACAATGTCCCCCATTTGTTCCTCGCCTTGCCCCCCTGCCCCTGGGGACAATGTCCCCCATTTGTCCCCCTTTGTCCCCTTGTCCCCCAACATGCTATTTTTGACACCTCCTTATCATTAAAGTTGATGCAGTTGCATTGTCTGAGACAATCCATCCGTGCTCGTGTGCAATAATAATTTCAGAATTCAAAAGATTATAAATAAGCCTTCCTTTTTTGCTTTCTTTTGAATATGTTTTTGCTGTTGACTCTGTCAAGCCCTCGTTTTGCATTAAATAATAAAGCAATGCGCTTCTTGAAAGGTATGGGCTATTATTTCTTTCTTCTGCTCCAGAATGCCACCAAGCATTTGTGAATTTCCTAATATCTTTCTGAATTTCAGATTCTTTTTTCTCGATTATCTCCACTGGTTCATGATCAATTTTGAAAACAGCGCCTGTTATTTCCTCGCCATCTTCATCAAACCAGCCTAGCGGCACAGTTTCGAGCTTTCCGAAAAATGGCGCGGGTGGCTCTGCATCTTTCATTTTTGTGCATGAAATCTCAATTCTGTTATCTGTTTTTGAAACTAAAATTGAAGCATCGAGCGATGCTTTCCAAGCACTTGATCCCCGCGCACGCTGCTTTGACTCTATCGCGTGGCCCGTATGATGATTGAGACAGATGCCAGCATTCATTGCCCGTGCAACGATGTTGCAAGCATTGAGCATATTTCTAGTGTCTTTTGCGCTGTTTTCGTCGCCGGACATGTGATTATTCACAGTATCAATAAACAAACTCACAGCATCATCTTGTGTGAGCTCTCTCACAGCGTTGATGATCTGTGCAGCAGCAGCCGGGCTGTCGATGTCGATTGCTTTGTTCGAGATCAGAAGATTGTCAAGATTTTGAATGCTGTGTGCTTTGCACCAAGCTGCTATTCGCTGACGGATTCCATAATTTCCTTCTCCGGCCAGATAGACTACAAGACCTGATTTTGTTTTGTAACCATTCCACGCTAGTCCAGCTGCGATGTGACAAGCAATGTCTAGTGTGATGAATGTCTTGCCTGAGCCTGACTCGCCGTAAACCATGCTCACGCCGCCTTCTGGAAGCCATCCTTTGATGATCCAGCGTAGCGGCGCAGGCTGGCCAAGATAAGACGTTGCACGTGTAAAATAGTATTCTTGAGTCTCTGCTTTGATTGATGCTAAAATAGATTCTGCTGCATCAGTACCTAAACTAACGTCAGCTGCAATGTCCAAATCGGGTTCATATCGACAAACTGATCTGACGATTTGAGACAGCTCAGAAGATGGAAGTGGAATCTCACAGCGGGTCTCATTTGCAATAGACAGAGCAGCCATTATCTCGGCATCTGTCATGCCGTAGCGCCGCATTGCGCCGCCCAGCGCTGTCAATCCGTTGTTTCTGCTCCCCTGGATCAGACCGCCGCCCGTGTTGACCGCTTGGCGTGCCTCAGGCTTGCGCATTGCTCTATATTGCTGCAGCCAGTTGTCTGGTATTTTGAATGGCGCAACGCCGTCAAATGGATCGGATGACGCTTCCCATTCATATTTTCTACCTTCGATGGTCGACGGGAAAGCGATAAAGTACCTGCCATCGGCCAGCAAATCTACCCCTTCGGCAAGCTTACAAGACCGTATTTCTGAGTTATAAACGCCTAAGTGGTGCTCTCCACCGCCTGCAGTCATTTGAATGGCTCCATCGGCGGGAACTTGTCCGTTTTCCGCTTGCCACTTTGCCCACGATGCGTCGCCCCCGTTGCGCGGGTCAACGTCGAAAACTACGATCCCTGAGCGTTCTCCGGCTGCAATGCCGATGTTGAAATCTGGGTTCTGCGCCCACCATCTCGCGATCTGCTCCGGGTCTGTCGTAGCGTCTTTTACTCCATGCTGCGTAGCTGGAACTTTGCCGTTCGGTACGACTGGGATGACATGCCACCCCCAGGAGGCATACATGAGCGCTGCTTCAGATTTTGTCGTCATAGAATTTTGCTTTCAAAAAAAATTTGCAAAGAAAGTGAAAGAAATTTTCATTTGGTGTTGACATCTTAAGCTCAAACAATGTAAAGTTGCAACAACTGATCGAACGGAATTGGCCAAAAGATCAGCAGGAGAAGAAGATGGACTACAAAAAAGCGGTTCAGCTGTACCAAGGGGCCCAGGAGTGGCCCCGATGTGGGCAAGACTGGGGGACATACCCCCAAGAGTCGGAGGCAAAAAGCCTCCTCGATGGCGTGGCCACGCGCTACGCCCAGGCCATGATGAACATGGCCGAAATGGCCCGCCTCGGTGTTACTGAGTCGGAGGTGCTAGAGCATGCGCACTTTTGCGCGCATGCGGATTTTGAGATAGGCTCACTTGAGTCTATTTCTTCGGCGAAAGCCGAACGAGCAGCGTTCCACGCTGCACAAAGGGCAGAGATTGCCCTCTGGGAGTCAATGACCCCAGAACAAAGGACGGCCCATCGGGCTGCCGAACAAAAAGCGGCCGCTGAAAAACAGGCCGCAGAAGCACCAGCCAGGGAAGCTGCGTGGCTTGAAGCCAATGCGGAATACGCCGCGCGGGTGGATGCGCAGATAGCTGCGCGTGAAGCTAGAAGGGAGAAAAACCGCGCAGAGGCGCGGGCCGCTCGTGAGAGATTCAATCAAGAGGTGGCCGCAATCAGGGAGGCCACAAAGGCCGCCAGGGCTGAAGAGGCTGCACAACGTGCGGCAAAAAAAGCCGCTGATGAAGAGGCGGATAGGGCCGCTGTGGCAGCGGTAAGGGCTGAGTATGCAGCCTATACGGCTAAGCTTGAGGCCGAAAAAGCCGAAAAAGCCGCGAAGGAGGCCGCAGTTGTAAAAGAGGTCGAGCCGAGTAACTGGCTCCCAATGGAATCCGCACCCGTTATGGATGACTTCCGGCGCCAAAATTACGTTTTCTTTTGGGAATCAGCGCTGCGTGCGCTGGAGCCCGTGATCGATGATGCTGAAATAGCAGCAAAAAAAGCTGCAAAAGCTGCACAACGTGCAGCAAAAGCCGAAGTAAAACAACAACCGCCTAAAGGCTTCGACGTTCTCGCAGCCTTATTAAAAAACTGAATTAAACAACAGAAGGAAACCACCATGATTAACCTCACCCCCCACACAATCATTGTTCGCACCCCTGAGGGGGACGTGACAATCCCCCCCTCAGGGCAACTTGCCCGGGTCTCCACCGCTGAAACGGTGGTGGGCAAAGTTTTGGGGGTGCCGGTAGTTGAACGCAGGTTTTTTGAGGTCGAGGGCCTCCCTCCTGCGGGCACCCCATGCCTTGTTTCCGCGCTCGTTTTGAGCGCCTGCCCTGGAAGGGTTGGGGTATATGCCCCAGATTCGGGGCCCACCGCCGTTCGAGAGAACGGCCAGGTAATCGCGGTAACCCGCCTTGTGGCTGCATAGGGGGAAATATGAAAAAAAACGATCAATTTTGGGATTGGGTCTTTGCTGCACTGCTTGGTGCAGCGTTCGGAGTTGTTTTCGGCCTTTATTTTTAGTGGCTTCGGCCCCACAACAAGGAAACAAGGGGGAAATTATGAAAAAGATTGAAATTCTGAACATTGCAGGCAATGTCCTGTTCTCTCACGAGTGCGAGGGAAACAATATAGAAATAACAGTACGAGTAGCGCTAAAGGCTGGAGTGAATTTAATCGGGGCGGATTTAAGCAGAGCGAATCTGAGGGGAGCGTATCTGAGAAAGGCAAATCTAGCCGGGGCCAATCTGAGCGGAGCGAATCTGAGCTGGGCGGATCTGAGCAGAGCGGATCTGAGCAGATCGGATCTGAGCAGCGCTGATCTGAGCTTTGCGAAGCTGAGCAGAGCGTATCTGAGCGTGGCAAATCTGAGCGGAGCGGATCTGAGCGTGGCAAATATGAGCGAAGCAAATCTAAGCGAAGCTGATCTGACCAGGGCCGACCTGAGCTGGGCGGATCTGAGCTGGGCGAGTATTAGCAGAGCGGATCTGAGCAGCGCAAACCTCAGCGGAGCGAATTTGGAGGGCACTGATCTGACAGATGCGAAGATGGATTTTTAACCAGTGGAGAAAGTTATGAAAATTGAAATTCTGGACATTAAAGGC